GTACCTGCCGGCGAACGTGTTCAAGGCAGTAGGCCTCGCACTCGTCGTCTACAACATCGTGCACGCGTCTCGCATCGCAGCAAAAGCAGCCAAGGCAGCGCAATGAACCCGGCAGATATGAAGCCCTCGGGCGCGTGCCGTACTCTGGTGGCTTATTCAGTAACGTGAGCCCAGCGCTTTCCGTCTCGGATCATGGCGATTGTGGATTGCGAAACTCCAGCAATGATCGCGAGTGTATGAGCCGAAATTCCTTGCGCGAGCAGTTTCCGAATATAGATCACGCGCTTCGTCGTGAGCTTGCTGCCCGGCTGGCCCTCGCCACGCAGATCGACCAGCCCGATTTCCCATTCGTGTTGCGTGTTTTTTGCGAGCGATACCCATTCCAAGTTCTCCACCCTGTTGTCGGTCTTGATCCCATTAATGTGATTGATCGTCAGTTCTGGCGAATACCCAGGCACGAATGCCATGCCAACCAGTCGGTGAAGCAACATTTTTACGCGCTTCCCGTTCTGCATCGATGCAACTTCAAGGTAGCCGTTTCGGGATGGGTAAGGCGCAATTTCCTTTTCTTCGAACGACGCCTCAATGGTCTTTTCGACTCCAAGACGAACGCGCTTGTAGGTGCATTTCCGCGCCGGGTTTTTCACCCTTGCTTGATTGGAAACCAGCCAAGAAATCCCTTTGGCTTCTACCTCTTTCCACTCTTCCATTGCAGCCCCTATGTATGTGTTTTTTTAACGTAAGGATCATATCATGGCAGACATAAAAAAAGAATCCGGGGATTGCCGGAAGCTAGTCATGCAGTTCGAGGGATGCCGATTGCGAGCGTATATGGACTCGGCCGGCGTACCTACCATCGGTTGGGGCCACACGCGCGGTGTCAAGCTGGGCGACCGCTGCTCGCAGGAGCAGGCCGACCTGTGGCTCACGCAAGACCTGGACGATGCTGGTGCAGCCGTGGCATCGCTAGTCAAGGTACCGTTGACACAGGCCCAGTTCGACGCGCTGACGTCATTCGTGTTCAACCTGGGCGCTCGCCGGTTGGCGCAATCCACATTGCTGACCATGCTGAACAAGGGCGATTACGTAGGTGCGTCCGGGCAGTTCATGCTTTGGGTCCATGCTGGTAGCAAGGTTCTATCCGGTCTCGTTAAGCGCCGCGCAGCTGAAGCCAAGCTGTTCATGCCGGCCGAGGTGAGGCCATGATCGGTATCGACACCATCGATCGCTTCCTGACCGGGCTGGTGATCGCCACGGTGCTGGCTGTGGCTGGCTGGTTCGGCCTACACCACTACGGCGCCGAGCGGTATCAGGCTGGCTATGCTGCAGCCGCAGACGCGGGCAAAGCCCAGCGTGACCGCGAAGCCGCCGAAAACCTCAAGATCGAGTCCGACCTGCGCCAAACGCTGGCCGCACGCGATGCCGACGCCACACGAAAGGATCAAGAACATGCCCAAGCTCTCGCTGATGCTCAGCGCCGCGTGCGCGCTGGCACTGACCGGCTGCGCTGCCCGCCAGCCAGTCCCGTACAATCCGCCGCCGCGCCCACAACTGGACCCACTACCAGCGCGCCTGCAACTGACGGAGGCGGACCGGACCTTATGCCGGAGGCTGCTGCTGACGTTCTCGGCTACGGAGCAGCAATTGCAGGCCTCGTGTCACGGTATGCCGAGGTCGTCGAGCGGTTCGACGAGTGCCGGGCGGTGAACGCGAAGTAGTCTGTTGGTATTTTTGTTGGTAGCTACGCCAAAATATGTCTCGCTTTCATACTAGAATTCTATCCCGGAAGAAGGAGCAATTGCGTAATCCCAACAACTCTCATCATGTCTCGTGTTGCGCGCTTACCCAATGAAGAATGGCGCGAACAATGCTCATCAATTCTTGTCGTGTATTATCTCATCTCATAATTTTGTTGGTACGTTTTGATGGTATGTCGCCATCTCGGTCCAGCATATACCAACACGTGAGATATAGATGCGATTGACAGACACTTTTGTGCGCCAGGTCAAATTCAGCGGAACAGGTGCAGGCGACAAACATTCCGATGGAGGAGGCCTTTATTTGCTGGTCAAAGCGGCCGGGAAATACTGGCGCCTCAACTACCGATATCTGGGCAAGCAGAAGACTTTGGCCCTTGGCGTGTATCCTGCCGTATCGCTTTCAGTTGCACGTAAGGGCCGGGACGCAGCGCGTGAGCAACTGGCCGTCGGCATTGATCCAAGCACCTCGAAGCAGGAGGCAGCGAAAGAGGCGCAGAGAGCCGCAGGGACGCTTTTCGAATCCGTTGCGCGAGACTGGATCAAGACTACGGCAAGTCAGCGAGGTCCGGAAACACAGCGACGTCTCGTCAACTGGTTCGAGAGAGACGTGATTCCATACCTAGGTAGTCGTCCTATCAACAGCATTCGCCCCTCCGATATCTTGGAGACCATGAAGCGCATACAGGCGCGCGGCTCCCTGGATTCAATGCATAGGGTGCTCGGCTACATCGGCAAGGTGTTCCGCATGGCAATGGTAGCAGAACTAGTTGATCGTGACCCAACTATAGGTATTGCAGATGCATTGGAAAGGCCAGTTGAGCGGCATTTTGCGGCGATTACAGAGCCTGCAAAAGTTGGCGCTCTGCTCCGGGCCATCTATGCTTATGAAGGGCAAGCCGTCATCTGTGCTGCCTTGAAGTTCATGCCTTTAGTGTTCCAGCGCCCTCATATGATCCGAGGGGCGGAATGGACCGATATCGATCTGGATGCTGCTGAATGGCGTATCCCGGCAGGGAAAATGAAGATGGAGAATGATCACATCGTCCCACTGGCGCGCCAGGCTGTCGAGATACTTCGCGGGCTGAAGCCAATCACCGGCAATGGTCACTACGTGTTCGCTAGCCTCAAGCCCGGTCGCTCGATGAGCGAAAACACGATCAACATGGCCCTTCGAAGCATGGGATACGACAGCAACACAATGGTGGGCCATGGATTTCGCGCCATGGCGCGCACGATCATGGATGAGGTGCTAGGTGAGCGCGTCGACCTGATCGAGCATCAACTCGCACATACGGTCAAGGACGTGAACGGGCGCGCCTACAACCGGACCGCTCACCTACCTGCGCGCCGAGAGATGATGCAGCGCTGGGCCGACTATCTGGATCAGCTGCGGATCGGCGCCAATGTGGTGCCTCTTCGCAGCGCATGAACGGGGTCACGCGTGCTGAGACATCCAGGCGCGTATGTCCTCTACCTTCCATGCCGTGATGCCGGCAGATAGCTTGACAGGCGCCGGGAAGTCGCCAGAACTGACCTTCCTCCACAATGTGGCAGGTGAAAATGGGATCACCCCGACGATCCCCTTCCCTTTGTTGCCGATGAGTTGAGCTTGGCGCACGTAACCGGTTTGCGGCAGAGTGACATTCGTTTCCATATTCTCTTACTCCTATTTCGTCTCAGACTTCGACTGCGTAACTGCAGGCCAAGTGCACTTGCTCAGCGCGTGGTTCCCGCCGCACCTCGTGCACTGAGCGGTCCACATCTCCCACATCAGCCGCCACATGGTCACGGTCCACATGACGGGCTCCGGGCGTTGTGCGCTTCGATAGCGGCGATCTCGTCTTGCATTGCAGCGATGAGACTGTGTGCGAAGATTTCGTATGCTTGAGGTCCGCCGCACGCGTCGCCCCACGCGATCTGCGCGTTCTCCCAGATGTTGTGGATGCGCTTCTCAACGCGCTGCGCCGCATCCTTCTCCACCGTTCCCGCTGCGGGAGCCGCGCGCAGTCGAGCAATTTCAGCTTCTAGTTCAGCGATGCACTTGTCGCGCCGCTCGACTTTCTGGTTTGCATGTGCAAGCCCTTCTCCAGCTATTGCCAAGAGAACGTTCTTCAGTGCGTCCACGCTCATGCTTTCTCCTTCTCTATAGCTGCATCGATACCGCACCCGATGTCCTCGTGGTCCGCCGGCACAAAGAGCGTGACCGTGAAGCCATTGCCGCCGCCGCTTGTGGTCGCGTGATCCTCGATGTATTCGAACCGCGCGCGCAGGCGCTCGATTTCGGCGCTAAGCTCCATCGTGCGAGTGGTAAGTTCACCGAAGCCCCTTCCAAGAATTGCGCGCTCCCGCCAGAGGAGTTCGACTTCGGCGATCAGTTCCTCGATGACCGTTGCCGCTTCCGCCGATGGGCGATAGATGCCGCTGCTGTGTTCCCGCAGCCATTTACACAGCGCCTTCAGCTTTTCGATATCCATTTCATGCCTCCTTGGCGAACAGGTCGAGCGTATGCTCGTCGCGGTAGACCAGATTTCCCGGCTCAGCGAATGCCGTGCAGCGCGGTTGCCCATCCGGGCCGTACTGCCATGCAGCCGGATATTTCGGATGGTCGACCGGGTATGCGTAGGTGTCGGCGATGATGTCGCAGCGCTCGTTGTCATCGCATTCCTCAAGTGGCGCACCTTCGCGCATTGCACGGTCATGGGCGCACTCGCAACACCATCCAGCGAAGAACGCTTCGCCCTCGTCACCATTGCTAGGCCGGTATTTCTGGCCGGCGAGCCCCTTGCAGGACTCGGCCCATGCTGCCGGGTAAATCGGAACGGTACGCATCAGGCTTCCCCCTTTCCACTGTTCATAGGTGTAGGGGCGGCAGCGATCCGCTCCATGCGCGCGTCGAAGTCCATTGGCGTGCGATAGAACAGCTTGCCGTTCGCGCGATCGCGGTAGACGTGGACAAGGTTGCCGCGTGTAACGCCTGCGCCGGCGGCAACGCCAATGTGTTCGTACTCACCACCTTTGCCGATGCAGGTGTAAAGCTCGGGCGCTACCCCAGCGGTGCGACCGTCGATGTAGGCGACAAGATTTGCTCGCGCCTTATCGTATGGATCGCTGATCCCGAGACTGTTTCCTTCCTCGATCTCGCGCAGGTCCTTGATGGTTGCCGCGATGTTCTCCGGCGTCAGGTGGTGCGCGCCGGGCTTGTCCAGGTCGAGTCCTGCGGTCTGGTTATCCATTGTTCTGTCCTTTCTTTCTATTCGCAGAGACCGTATGCAGAAGCGCATGCAGTCGGTTCTTCCAATGCGGTGAGCAGCGAATACTGCTTACCGCCGCGACTGGTCTTCGACCATTCGACACGCTGCCAGATCGACTCCACATCACCAGAGTGGAGGAAAGACGCGCGGCCAGCACGACTTGCCATATTCACGCGCTGTTCCCAGTCAGAGATGCGCTGGATGTGTTCTGGGAAGCGCAGCGCAATCATGCGAAGCTCGTCCTTCCCGACGTTCACGCAAGGCATGCATCCGACACGTCCCATGCCTTGGCGGTATAGCGGGTTAGGGCGGATACCTTTGCTGCGGCAGTACTCGAAGACGCGCGCCGCTGTCCATGTAGCGATCGGGCGGTATGCCCACATGTTCGGCGCGAGGCGCTCCAGCGACGGCACGTTCGCCCGGCGTGCCGATTCGTCACGACGCACGCCCTGCCAGCTCACAACGGTGTTGCCTTCGTCGGCCAGATCGAGCTGATATTCAACGGCCAGGTTACGCTTGAGTTCTTCCGTACAAAATTGCCGACCGTGCGACGGAAACATGCCCTTCAACATGCAGAGGTCGAGGAACGGGTTGCCAGTCGGATACATCACTTCAGCGGCCTGGGCGGCACGCTCCGGCGTCCAAGGGAACTTCGCACTCGGCTTATAGTCCGGAGCACCAGCGGCGATAGCAAGCAGACGCTCACGATGGATCGCCATGCGCTCCGTGAAGTCCGCTTTCAGGCGCCCGATGCGAACGCCAGTCGCTTGCTCCAGATAGTCCACATATGCGTAAGTCACCTCGTGCTCGTTGCCTGTGTCGCAGAAGATGCCGCGCACGCGTCCTTCCCCGAAACGCTCAACGGCGAGGAGCAATGTGGCAGCACTGTCCTTCCCGCCTGACACCGATACGACGTGGATGATGCTCACTCGCCGCTCCTCTCTGCGCTGGCACCGCCTTCCTGGGTGTTAGCTGATCCAGTCTGGAGGGCCGGCGCTTTGCCGCTCCACTTGGCATCAGGGCCGGGACGCTTGAAGCTGCCACTCCATCCGTGCTGCTTGCCGCATTCGCACACGGGCTGCCTGGAGTCCGGCCCAAGTGTGGCCGGGTCGAGCGAGTAACGGCCGCAGTAGAAGCAGCAGGCTATCGCGCCTTCATCGTGTCGCATCGTGGCCGGGATGCCGTTCAGCGGCTTGGGCTCAGCTTCCGCCTGATTGCGGATTGCCTCGGCGTTCTGTGCGCCGGCCGACGGATCTCCGATCTGGATGCCGAGATTGCGCACCAAGGCAAGGTCATATTCCACGTCCCCAGGCTTGAAGCCCGCCAGCAGTGC